ACAAAACCTCCTGTTCGAGTTGAAGTTCCTTTACCTGAACCTAGAGTTGAAGAAGTAGCACCTACTGAACTTGCGGATGATCTTTTGGATACACGACGTTCTGCTTTTAACTGGCCTAAAGATTCAGCAACACGATTTTCAGAAGAGATTAAAAACACTTACATCTTAGATCACGAATTTACACCTGCAGAAAAGAAGACATATCTCGCAACTAAACCCGATGTTCCATTTATCTCACGATTGTATGTACCTGATTCCGATATCATTGTATCGGGTGATGAAACAGACCTTGTTGGTGAAGATCTTACTAAATACAATGAATGGACAAAACAACTGATTGAACGATTTGTTAAAGATAAAGGTAAGCTCTTTGCATCAGTAGGAACTAATGGTGTTCTTTCATTATCACCTTCTAAAGTCGTGGATGGAGTGATTACACGAACCATTGGAGAGAAGAGTTTTATGCCGACTGCATGTGCAACAGGTCAAAACTCAGTCACTTATATGAGAGTAGTTGCAAAATACATTGATGTGAATGATATTGGATTTCCAGAGGGTCTTTCAGGAGGACCTCTCTGCACTTATTTTGAACTCCTTGCACGAGAAGAACATAACATATCCTGGTATACACCAGAAGAAATGAAAGTTCTTGGATCTGCTACAAACAAAACATCACTTATGAAAAAACTCAAAGCGTAACAAACAAAACGAAATCATCTACTCCAAATCACAAGGAAGGTATAAATGGAATCTCTGTATGAACGTCGTGAATTGACTCGGAACGTTCATGTAGATGCCCGATTTCTTCAACGCAATATTCACGCTAGTTTGGTCGCACAACTCCGCCACAAATATGAAGGAATCTGCTTATCCGAAGGATTCATTGAACGTGGAAGCATTACCATTGTAGAGCATTCTTTTGGACGAACCAACATTCTCAAAGGGGGATTAGATTACAATGTTAAATTTCAAGCGAATATCTGCCTTCCTCATGCAGGACAGGTATTCAAGGCACCTGTCACACTCAAGAGCAAGATTGGACTTCACGCAGAAACTAAGCCTATCAAGATTCTTCTACCTCGTGATCTTCATATTGGCAATCCTGACTTTGATGATGCGGACATAGGACAAGACATTGAGTTTGATGTAGTAGGCACTCGATTTCAGCAAGGTGATGAATCCATTGTAGTTCTTGGAAAGCTTCGTCAAGTCATTCGACCTGCTATTGATCAAGAAACTGCTGAACCTGAAGCGATGGATGTTATTGCTGCACCTGTGGGTAAGGAAGATAGCGATAAACGAACAGTTACAGTCGCAGTTGAAAAGACAAAAGCTCCTGGAGAAGCGCGTAGGAAGAAGATGGTTAGAACTGCTGTTGTAGATACAAATGAACCGAAGTCGCAAGGAAGCGTTGAAGGAAAACCTTGATCGTCTTGATGCAAATGAACACGCACAGATCTTTAACATTATCCAAAAATATACCGAAAGCTTTACAAAAACTCAAACAGGTGTGCTTGTATCTTCCGATGCACTTCCACCAGAATGTTTGGTAGAGATGGAAAAGATGGTTGTTTTTTACTTAGATCAGCACAAGCGTATGGAAGCAGATGAAGTTGAACGAAAAACCTATGAACGACGATAAAAATGGATTGTTTTGATTCACAATTAAAGATAAGGAACGATGGATACCCTTCTCCCTTCTACGGCTTTGGCCAGTTTGAAGGATTATGCAGCACTAGTTAAGAAAGATAAACACGCAGAACTCGAATGTAAACTTCTCCCCGATCAAATTCACACCAAGGACATTGCCGATCGCATTGTCAAATCCCTTCAACTTCACTCCCGAGGTGCTCCAGTAGATGAGCATCACGCAACCTTCATGTATCCTGATGGACTAAGAGTCATCGTCTCAGGAGCTGAAAATATTCATAAAGTCTGCACCACTGGAAGTTTTCGAGGCGTTCCTCTTGAAGTCCAGCGAAAGAGACGCTACTTTGAGGTCGTCACAGCCATTCAAGGCAAGCAGGATACAGTTGATGTTCCAGATGCAGGCATTCGCATCACACTTCGCCATGAAGAACACCTACGCAAGGACTTCTCAGGATCACCTATGGATGCTGTCAGCCACGTCCGTATTCTTCATCGCAAGTCATGGACTAGTTTGGACGGCATTGTCCAATACGACTTCTCGCAAGTCAAGTCCAAGACTAAACAAACCAAGACCTTTGCAGATATCTTGAAACAGACACCTACCTACGAACTTGAGATGGAAGTGATTCATCGCGAGAAGCCTGATACAGTGATCGTAGAATCTATGCTTCGTCACATCTCTCCAGTCATCGCTGCTTTTCAAGGATCTCAGTTTATCCTGCCTGCATCGGATATTCAAAGATATCGTATGGAGTTTGAGAGTACTCGAACTCCTTTTCTGAATCCAGTAACCTTAGAACGTCGTCATCTCATTGAAGATCGTCCTAACAACATCCTTTCAGGATACACAGTCACCAACAAGGCAGATGGTGAGCGTTGCTTCTTGATCGTTATGAGAGATCTACGTGTTCTTCGAATCACTCCAAGTTCAGTCATTACATGGACCGGCTTAATGGCGACCAACTCCATTCACGTAGGCGATATTCTAGACGGTGAGTATCTTGCAGATCGAAACCAATTCTGTATCTTCGATGTATATTGGTATCGCAACCGAGATGTAAGACGATTACCACTCTTCACTTCTGAAGATGACATGAGCAAATCACGTCTTGGATGCGCTCGATCCTTTGTCGGTGATCTCTCAAAGGACTTTACTTCAAGCCCAGGTGGAAAGCCATTGAGAATCGTGACCAAAATGTTCCTTGCTGGAGATGGACCTGCTATGCAAGAAGCTGTCCGTAAGATCTTGGATACAAAGTTTGAATATCCTACCGATGGTTTAGTCTTCACACCTCGTTCTTCACCCGTTGGACCTATGAATGAACGTAAAGGTAAGACATGGACAACCGTTTATAAATGGAAACCTGCTTCTCACAACAGTATTGACTTTCTTGTGAAGTTCAAGAATGGTGAAAGTTTTGATACAACTCTTGGTAAGCGTGTCGTCAAAGGAACATTGTATATCTCAAGAACTCCTGGAGATATTGTCTATCCTTGTGAGACGATGACCGGTGAGTACACACCTCCGGTTGTTTCACCTGAGGAACGAGTTCAAGCTGAAAGTCGTGATAGAGTTCCTTCACCCTTTCAACCATCTGTTCCACGAGCTCCTGAAGCACATATTATCAGTCTGCCTTTGAATGACCGAGGTATTCCAGTGGATATGGAAGGTAACCGTGTTGAGAATGATACAATCATTGAGTGTTCGTATGACACTGAACATGGACACTGGAACATTATGCGAACACGATATGACAAAACACATCAGTATCGTGTGCTGAGACGCCCACAGTTTGGTAATGACATTGCAGTAGCTGATTCAATTTGGACAAACATTCATGTTCCGATCACAGATGAAATGATCCGAAACTTAGTGGATTCTCCACCGGATGCGACCTTTGAAGATGACATGTATTACCGAGATAACTTGGATGCACGAGATAGAATCTTGAAAGATGTCTACGGATTTCACAATCGCATCAAGGATGAACTCTATAAATCCTCTATCAAACAGGGAGATGCATTACTAGAACTAGCAGTTGGAAGAGCAGGAGATCTTCTCAAATGGAAGCGAACTAAACCTTCACGAGTTGTAGGCATTGATTCATCGATGGCTTGCATTACATCTCCTCGTCAAGGAGCCTGTGTTCGATACTTGAAAGAGAAGGCAAATCACCCAACAGACTATCTCCCTCCAGTGCTGTTCATCTGTGGAGACATGACCAAACCTCTCTTTGAAGGAGATGCAAAGTATGCGAACATTGTATCTGGAGCCGAACCTGCACCCACTCCCTATCTTCAGACCTTTGCAGGAAAGACTGAGTTTGATACGATCTCTTGTCAAATGGCAATTCACTACGCCTGTGAATCCGATGAGTCCTTTGAATCCTTTGCAACCAATCTTGAAACTCACGGTAAGGGATTGTTCTTTGGAACGTGTTTGGATGGAGCGTCTGTCTATGCACTGATGCTGGGTAAAAAGAGTCATCGCTTCCGTTCAGGATCTCAAATCTTTGGTGAGTTTGTCAAGGAATATGATGATGGACAAGGATGGGTTGAAACCTTTGGAAATGCGATTTCAGTTCATTTAGAAAGCTTTGAGCAGCCACAGAAAGAGTATTTGGTTCCATTTGAGAAGATGACTGAAGTTCTCAAAGAGCATGGATATAACTTAGTCTCAACTACGTTGTTCGGAGATCACTATTCAGCTCAGAATAACATTCTGCTTACTCAAGAACATCAGGCATTCAGTTTCTTACACAGAAGCTTCGTATTTGAGAAATCCAAAGAACCTAAGAAACCAAAACTAACTGAAAAGCAAGAAGTTGAAATTCCTGTTGCAGAACCTGAGAAGCCTGCTGAACCTCCTAAGGATGAGAGAAGTGAGCAAGATAAATCACCTGAAAAGAAACCACCTGCTAAAAAGAGGATTGTCAAAAAAGTTGTAGAGCCTGGTCAAGAACCGGTATTGTTCTTGGGAGCAGATGAAGGTAAGGGTGAATGGCGTGTTCTGTCTAATATGTATGAAGCACCCTTTCAAGTGGATTCAATTACATTTCCAACAGTCGAGCACTACTTTCAATGGGCAAAAGCAACTCAGTTTGGAGATGGAGTTTCTGCAGCTAAGATATTGAAAACACCTTCACCAAAAGCTGTTAAGGCATTGGGAAAGAAAGTCAAGGATTTCGTTGCAGAAGAATGGGAAAAGACTAAAGATGGTGTGATGCGAACAGCCATTAAGGCAAAGTTTATTCAGCATCCAGATCTCAAAACTAAACTATTGGAGACAGGAACACGTTCAATCGGTGAAGCATCTGCACGTGATAAATATTGGTCGATCGGAACCTCTGCAGATACTGCAAAAGCAAAAGACCCTTCTAAATGGCCTGGTAAGAATGTTCTAGGGACTATGTTGATGGAGCTTCGTACAGAATTGAAAGGATAAGAAGTTAAACAGAAACAATAGTGAATACGTAATGAAATATCCTAATATCCTTTTTTTCAGATATGAGAAGTATGCCGCGATCGACACATTTCTCAGTGTAAATGAAGAGAAGCTGAACTGCACTTTGAATTTCACTTCCGATCCAAATGAAGTTTTGAAAATGTTTGATTGCAATTATCACATTTTAGTAACCTATGGAGAGACTGAACAAGAGTATTATTGTTCTATGAATGAACTTGTGAATCGCATGCGAATGAGATGGATTCATTTCAAATCGATTGAAGATATTAATGCTTTTAATCAAGGAGTCAACTATTGCTACATTCATAATGCATTAATCCCTCATGAAATGACACGTCCTATCTTTTCTGCATTCACAACCTGCTATAACTCCTATCATAAGTTTCTTCGTCCCTATGAAAGTTTGAAGAAACAGACCATGAAAGATTGGGAGTGGGTAGTTTTGGATGACTCGCCTGATGAAAAACACTTTACGTTTTTGAAAGAACTAGTTGGACAAGATCCTCGTGTTCGTCTGTATCGAAGAGCTGTAAATAGCGGAAATATTGGTAATGTGAAAAATGAAGTAGCTTCTATGTGTAGAGGTAAGTATGTTCTAGAACTCGATCATGATGATGAAATCCTTCCAGAGTGTTTTTCAGATGCAGTGAAGGCATTTGAAACAGATCCACAAGTTGGATTTGTCTATATGGATACAGGGCATCTATATGAAGATAAAAGACCACATTCTTATGGAGATCATTTTGGTCTTGGATATGCAGGATATTATTGTCAAAAGTATAAGGATGTTTGGGTGAATGTAATTTCATCACCTAACATTAACAACGTTTCATTAAGTCATATTGTTGGAGTTCCAAATCATCCTCGTATTTGGAAACGTTCTGTCTTAAATGAAATTGGAAACTATTCTGAATATCTTCCAATCTGCGATGATCAAGAGTTAATTATGCGAACAGCAGTCAAGACGAAAATGGCACGTGTTCATAAACTTGCTTATATTCAGTATATGAACGATGGTTGGAATAATTTTTCGCTAATCCGCAACTCAGAGATTAATCGATTAGGTCCTCAGTTCATTGTTCCACAAGGATACGCTGAATACAAGATTGATGATCATATGAAGTCATTGGGTTGCCATGAAACACCTGAATATGCTTGGTGGACACTTCCTATTTGGAAACGTAAAGAGTTCAAAGGAAAGTTCTGTAATTCAATCTTGAACTTTGATCACACAAAACAGTATTGTATTTTAGGTTACAAGGCACTTATTGAAGGTATAGAGTCCCTGAGAGAACTTTATACAAACCCTAAAAATGACTTCTTTGTTTTGGAAAACACTATGTCCAAAGAGGACTTATGTGGAATCATTGATGGTCTTGGATTAAGCAGAGTTAAGTGCTATGCAATGAAGGATTGCACATGGGATGAACTTCGTAACTACTTTTTCTTAATCTGCAAAAGTGCAGAAGAGTATGAAATCTGGGACTCTAGCGAGTCTGCCTGTAGTATTCCTCATACGTTAGTGTCGGAGCCTGAGGTTGAGCCTGAGGTTCAGAGTGTTCAGGAATGTACCGTTGATGTAGCTTCTGACCTATCACTTGAGTCGCCTGTTCTGGAGTAATTTCTCCCTTTTCAATCTTTCGTTTCAAAGCAAGCATTTCAAAAAAGGTTCCATCTAACCGATCTTCTGCATGCATTTGAAAAAGAGAGGGATAGTTGAAATACAATGCTTCGTTGTCTTTCTGAAGTTGCTCTTCATATTGTTGTTTATTATGCTTGAGACTAGCCCATTTTTGTTTGGATATATCCATATTACGAACGAGTGCTTGAATCTTAGTTGCAGACAAATCTAGGTCATTAATACCTCTTCGTCCAGCGGATACTTCGGCAGCAGTTAATTCACGAGCTGTCATTTATTTATACTACTAACAATGGCTTTAACTGAGTCACAAGTGACGCACACTCGTCATGCGTAGTCATTCCAGTTAGAATGATTTGACCTGTGCGAAAGACCTTCGCAATCCATTTGGTTTCAGGAAAGTAGATCTTGACTGCTGGATAGACTGCAGGTTCGTAGATCGTTGTTACACCTTTACCTCTAAGAGTTGCATAGAGTGTATCACGTGATAGATTTGAAGTCCCCACTAATTTGGTCTTGTAGTTCATAAGAACCACACGACGAATATTAGTCCATTCACCTGAGAGAATAGCTTGAGGACATTGTGTTTCAATATGATTTTTGAGCATTGTAGTGACTTGTCGATCATATCGTTCGTCAAGAACACCTGTGATATGAAATACACCATTCTGAAAGATTTTAACAGTAATCTCTTTGCGAAGAAGCGTTCCATCTCCATCTGACATAACTACCAATGTAATTGAATTATGACCAAATCCAGTCGTTCGTTTGGGTGGTGTAGTTTTGGCTCTTCGTTTAATGAGATCACGCTTTGAAGATCCACGTTTAATAACTCCTTGCTTTTCAACCTTAATGATAGAGTCTGTTAGTGGAAGAGTATGAGCAAGAATATCTGTATCAAGTCTTACTCCCATCGTGTATAAAACTACCATTGTTGTCAGTGTTGGTGGATCCATTGTGCTTCCTGATTGTGTAGACCCAATCGATTTCGTTTTTCCACGCCTGAGAGAATGATAATGGAAAATGAGAAACTACAATACAATGAAAATTTCGAATCGCTTTTCGTAAGATGACTTCTTCATGAGGAGTCAACATCCAACCTTCAAGATATCCAAACCAAATAGTTCCTCCTTTTTGATGTTCAAGTATGGAACGGATTGTTTCTAAAAATCCATCTTCTAATGAAAGTTTAGAGACATCGTAGCAATCTGCAGGTTTAGGGATTGGATAAGTATAAACGGTCAACATACTTATTTTCTTAAGTAGTTGTTTAAGCGTTACGATCTGCCGTATGAGGCCAGTTAATAGTGCTCTTCAGGGCTGCTTGCTGAGATGCAGTAAGACGACAGTTACATGAATCTGCAACCAATACTTTCTTGCAGTTTGGACAGCAGTTAGTAGCATATCCCTTACCATAGTTTTGGCGAGCTGCTTGAATGAGTGAAAGTTGTGCATCGGCTGAGAGTCTATCATTGATTTCAGGGAGTTGAGAGGATGACAAGCATGGCATTGTGTTGGTTATTTGTGATGCTTTTGTGTTTGCACGTTGTCCTTGTGCTACAGATTGACCTGCAACGTATTCTGCATACATTGGAGCATCTTGAACTTTATGTCCACCTCCATGAAGGAACCCTGATTGACTAGCAGTTGAAGGAGCATTCAATACAATAGCACATGCAGTGGAAGCCACACGTGTTTCCAAGTTTCCAGATGCTGCCAATCGCTTAACAATCTCCGTTTGATGACCTGCATCACGATGAGGCCGTGTATCCGTGATAGTAACCATTCGTTGTTTCATGCGTCCAAGGTATTCACTATAAGACGACATTTACTCTTATTTAGTAGGTAAAAAAGAATGGAGAGGGTCAAACTTAGGATTCGAATTCCTAAGCTTTGGTTATGCCCGGAAGACACCTGTTCTGATTTTTCAAAGAATGAATATTATTGCGATAAATGTCTATACGCCCGGATGGGTAAAGAAGTGCCTTCTACAACATTCCCTGGTAAGATTAAGCTCGTTCATTGCTCTACCCTCCGCGGTAAC